TGGTAACATCACAGAGCAGGAATTCTGCGCTCGCAGCGCAATGTTCCCGCCGGACAGCGACGGATCGTGGGCGGCGACTGAGATTGCCCGCCTGACAATCCGTTAAGATGCACACCGGGGGCAGCGATGCCCCCATCCCGCTGCTACAATAAGGGGACAATCAAATGAACGCGGGCGGCGTGATGATACAAACCAAGACACCTACCCTGCCAAGCAATAATAATATATTAAACTTGCGTAGAGTTAGATATACTTAACGCTTTTTCTTTCAGTATATCCAACTATTTCAGGGCAGGGTCGGTGCAGATCAAGTCTACTCGGTTCCCGGTGCCCTGCTGTATCCGTTGCTACACTTTCAGACATTGGACTCATCAGCGTTCCTTATGGGTTTCTTCCGGTTTTCTTAAGATTTCGACCCACAGTGGGGATCCGCCGTGCCTAGAATTTAAGAGTCAACCACACCGGAACACCGATGCTGATCTCCGAAGCGACCCTGATGCTGCAACCCTATGGGGTTGAGCGGATTGAGATGAGTCCTCACACCGCCAACCTGCCCGGCACCCCAGTGTGGCGGGTGACGCATGACGACGGTCTCCAGACTTCCTACTGTTGCCGCCTTGAATCGCTGGTATGGGCACTGACCCCCTCCGATGATTGGGAGGGATGATTCCCTCCGGGGCACTTGACAGGTGCCCCCTTACCGCCTACAATTCCAAATCAACCGACACCGCCTCTCATGACTGCAACCCTCACCGCCTCCGGCACCGCCACCCTGGAAGCGGGTGCCGTTTACCGTACCTTCACGATTGAAGAATCTTCCGCTATCTTTAATCTTCATATTGAAAACAACTTCGTTGAGGTTATCTTTCAGAGCAACACTGATCGCGCTTACGGTTTCAATAGCAATTCTGAATTTTGCATCAAATTAGTTGATGCTATCTCATACACTGATCTGCCCTACTCTATCGGTAAGATGATTGCCCAAGGTAGGAAGAACGGTGACCTAACTCCGATTGAAGACTGATCCTAACTGTCCTGAGTATGACATTAAACTGCTCTACAATCCTCCCTCTTAAAGTTATCATCATGCACCCTTACTTCACAACTAACTTCGCTGATCGTGAGATGTTTGCTTATAACGCCGCATATCAGCGTAAGCAACAGCAACTCGCTAAGATTACACCTGAACAGCGTATCAAATACTGCTTTGAGTTCCTAAACGGTTATATCGCTGACGGTGACTCTGAGATGACTGCAAAGTGCTACAATGGCATCGCTAAGTATAGCGAACTGCTCGACACCTCGGAGGCACACTACTGAGGCGACAGTAGGGTATACACAGCGGGCGTTGAGTTCTTTACACTCGGCGCCCTTATGTTCGTGCTTAAATACAGTGATCAGTCGTGCTTATGGACAGTGTTCTGATTGATTAGCGATCCTTATGTGCGGCGCCGTGCCGTATAAAAATTCATAACTACCCTAACCTACAAATCTTAAGAAAGGCGATAGTTATATAAGACTCTCATAAAAAATACTATAATATTCTGAGTTCTCAAAAAAAATCCCGCCCAGAAAAAATCAAAGTGAATTACCTTATACCTAAAAAAATTCCCGCCAAAAAAATTTCACCAAAAACCCCCTATTGGAATTTTTGGAAAGTTGTGTTTGCCGGATGGTTAATTCGTTATCCAAAGCAAACATTTAGAGTTATTGGAATACCTATTGGAATCTTATTAGTAGTGATACATAATGCGTTGACGAAATAACAAAAAATGCCTGAAAAAATATATCACATATACGCTCGTGGTCAGTGCATCTATCATTCACTCAAAGAAGAAGAATTTAAAACAACTTGGACGGTATTAAATAGTATTGCTGATTTGTTGTTCAGTTCTTCGGAACTTTCTTATGAAGAACTATTCATAAGCAAGGAGATTGTCCTGAATTCTTCTCATTGACAAAACAATATATACTCTGTTAAAATTGATTTGAGGTTAATTAAAAATCTAATGAGTTTAAAGTTGTATAATACTGGAGGTTATACGACAATAAAACTTGGAGAAATGTATAATGTTCATCGTTCTACAATTTCTTACATTGTAAATAATAAAACTTTTAAACATTTATTGGAGGATTGAAAGTTGGCAAAGGGTTTCACAGTTAAAGCAGCAACACCAACTCCTAAGACTGAAGATTGGGATTATGAAAAAATTAAAGAAAGAATGAAAGGGAAGAGCATTGTATTCTGCCTTCCAGGTAGAGGTTGTTCTTTTATCTTTCTCAAAGCATTTGTACAACTCTGTTTTGATTTAGTTCAAAATGGAATGAGTATTCAGATTTCTCAAGATTATTCATCAATGGTTAACTTTGCAAGATGTAAATGTCTTGGAGCAAATGTTCTTCGTGGGCCAAAACAAATTCCTTGGGATGGAAAACTTAACTATGATTATCAACTTTGGATTGATAGTGATATTGTTTTTAATACTGAAAAATTCTGGCAGTTGTGTGATATGGCATTGCCTGCAGAAGGAGAAGAGAGAGAAATTGTTGGTGGTTGGTATGCAACAGAAGATGGACACACAACTTCTGTTGCTCATTGGTTAGAAGAAGATGACTTCCGTAAGAATGGTGGTGTCATGAATCATGAAACTGTTGAAAGTATTAGTAAGCGCAAAAAACCTTTTACAGTAGATTACACTGGATTTGGTTGGGTACTAATTAAGAAAGGTGTTTTTGAGAATCTTGAGTATCCTTGGTTTGCACCAAAGATGCAAGTCTTTGAATCTGGTGCAGTACAAGATATGTGTGGTGAAGATGTCTCATTCTGCCTCGATGCAATTGAAAAGGGATTTAAGATTTGGTGTGATCCTCGCATTCGCGTAGGTCATGAAAAAACTCGCGTTATCTAATCAATAGGAGGATATTTAAATGGCATCTAAAGGTGGTATGAATAAAACGGTGTTTGAACAAGGAGCACCGAAGAAAACTCGTCAAGGAAAAAGTTCTAGAACATTGCTTTCAGCAACTTCCCGTAATGGAAGTAAAAAAAAGTATAGAGGACAAGGAAAAGGTTAATGTATTTCTCAGAGTCTTCCGAAGAGTGGAATTTTATTCACAATGAAGACCTCTGGGTTTATAATAAATTATTTTTAAGTCGGGTTTTGGAGTATAACTGTGGTCCTGCTGGGGTCTCAGTTCCAAGACCCGGATTTTTATATTGTAAGGCCACCTATGAATGTCTTGGGTATGGGTCGTTTTTCTCGTATTGAGTACTTGAAAAACAATACAGAGCATTTGCATCCTTCTGAATTTTGGTGTGAAGTATTTAAAGGAGAACATTTAAGTGTAGATTATTATAAGAAACAGAGTTCTTTGATTGTTAGAGGTATACGAGAACCTGATTCACCTCTCTATAAATGGTCTAAGTGGAAAAAAAAGTAAAATTTCCAAGTATTCTAGAGAAATTAGTGGGCAATTATGATTGGATTAATTGTGAGTTTATTGAAAATAATCTTATAGAAGTACATTTTCGCAGAAATTCTGATTTTCGTCATGGAAATACTGTTGCTATTCCAGTTTGGGAAGAAAATAATATTATAGATAGTAAATATAGGTACATAAAAGACGAAGACTACTATAGAAAAGGATTTTTAATTGATTAAGGGATAGAAACCCCTTAAAAAGTTCTGATTTTTCACATCAGGAGTTAAAAATGGGAAAACCTTCAGATAGAAATGTTGAATTTATGAAACAAATGTGGGGAACTGAGTCATTAATTACTGATTATGGTTCTTTAGATAAAAAAAAGATGCTTCGTGAGATTAATAATGATGTTTTAGTACCTAAAAAACATGATTTTGTCATTCAAAATGAGATTCATGAGAAAATTCGCAATGATGATGATTATGATGACTGGGAATATGGCACAGAACCTCTTTATGAGTTTAAAAAACAGTGATAAATAAGATAGAATTGTAATAATCAATGCCTTTAGAAAGGGTAAGTCAGGGTTTTAGAGATATTAGTATGACTTTTCAGGTTAGCCCACTGAACTATGATATTATTGGTCTCAAAAATGAATCTGCAATTGCACGTTCAGTAAGAAATCTTGTATTTACTCTTCCTGGAGAACGATTTTTTAATGAAAATTTAGGTTCAAAAGTGAGTCGTTCTCTTTTTGAAAATATGGATGAAATTTCAGCATCAGTTATTCAAGATGAAATAACAAATACTATCAATAATTACGAACCAAGAGTCAATCTAATTAGTGTAGTGGTTTCTCCAAATTATGATGAAAATGAATTTAATGTTACTATAAATTACAGAATTGTTGGGATTGATGTTCTTCCTCAACAATTATCATTCGCTCTTCAGCCAACACGATAATGGCATTAGTAAATTTTACAAATTTAGATTTTGATCAAATAAAATCATCCATTCGTGAGTATCTTAGAGC